CTATTGCACGTTGTGCCATATACAACACAGGCGCATGATGTGCCGGTGTAGCAGCAGTGTCGGCCAATTTATGAAATGTTTCCAGTGCTTGAAAAGTCTGTGCTTCCGCAGGCAAGGGCCGGGGTTTGAACACAATCTCTTCTCGAACTTCTTCCTTCTTTTCTGGCTCGATCAGTTCTCGAATGCGAATAGCTTCAATGACCAAGCGTTTGACTGTGACATCATCTGCGCCCAACCACGTCAGTAGTTTACGGAACTTGTAGTTTAGGTGTCTACCCGGAGTATAGTTGGCAGTATAGTTGCAGTTGAAACAACTGTATGATATTGCACCGTTGGGGTTGGTGATAATGCCGCCACGCCCACGTGTGTCCTGTGTCTCGCCTCGATTGTAACAACACACAGCATTGAAACTCGTCCATCCACTTGTGCTATTGGTCTTCCTTTTATTAGGAAGCAACTGCATCACTGAATCTTGAATACTGTTAAACATCTTAGTAGTATACACTACTTTTTGGATTAAATCAACTAATTAGGTTAATACTAAAATGGTTTGATTGAAGAACTTTGGGTTATAGTACCATGTACTGTAACTGTTTGTGTTCCACTACCATCATCAGTGGTAGTATCGCCTACCATCAAGTACTTGGTATTTGCAACTGCGGTCAATGGAGCCGATGGTACTGCGATACTTGTTTGTGTGGGATCATAAACATTTGATCCTGTTACAACTCTCAAATTGGTCATATAAGCGCCTAAAGGCAAATTGGATGAGTAGTATGTACCAATGTTTAAGGTATTACCGCCGCCTGAATTATAGTCAATGGTATCAGTAAGGAGACCGCTTGAGCTTCTAGTAGCTGTGCCGCCGGGTGTTGTGCCAAGGAACAAGGTTGATCGATGACTACTATTTCTTGTCAGCGCAAAGTAATACCAAGTATTGGCACTCATAGTAGGAACTGTGTATGTAAACTCTCCGCCACCGCCATATGAGTCTGTGGTAAAAGTAGTTGAGTTTGCAACAAATAAACTCATTGGTCCGTTGGGTGTATTAAAATTTCCCAAGATGCCCCAATGGTTGTTGAAGTTGGGTAAGTAGATCCACCCCTCAATGGTGTAAGCACCACTGCCCATAGTAAATCCTGGACTTAAACTTAGATAAGATCCACTTCCGTCTGATCCACCGCCAAATTCTAAACTTCCAGGCAAACCCGCAACAGTACTATCGTTTGCAATTCTGATGCCTCCGCCAATATTAATTCCAGGTCCTATTATCATGCTCCGTATCTCCCACGTAATGCTGCAAAGTTTTTCACTACTTCATTGGCGGTTAACGCACGATTATAAATCTTCCAAGCACCAACATATCCGTTAAAAAATGGTGTGTTGGCAATACCTATATAATCGTTACCGGGTGCACCCATAGTCAAGTATGTTGCACCCGGATTGCCTTTGGTACCTGGTGCTGATCCAACAACAATTCCATTAACGTAGCAGGTAAGGCAAGGACTTAAATTTTGATCGTATGACATTACAATGTGATACCAACTGCTAGAGCTCCAACCGGGCCCTGTAATATATCCGGTATTGTATACTCCCATATTGATTGTGCCAGTTGAAAAACCCATTTGGTCGTCGGTCCAACCACCGGTACTGAGCACTGCGTTGTCCCATTCACTGATAAGTATACCCCCAGTTCCTGCACTTAGGTTTCTTGCCCACACATCAAATGTAAAAGCATTGTCTAAATCGGTTCCATATCCATTTTGATAAACATAGTATTGACTGCTGGCCGCAGAGAGTTGTAGAACTGTCTTACCGTTGACTAGGGCAGTTGTTGGGTTGTTGACCAGTGTTGCATTGAATCCGTTGCCGCTGCTGTCGTTGAATGTACTGCCACTAATGCCTGTTGCGGGATCGTAGTTGGCATAAATTCCATTGGTGACAATAGGCGGGGTATCACTCACAAATCCAACCCCGTTTAATGTAACTCCACTTATAATCATTATGCCACCGCCGTTATTGTTACGTAACCAGAACCAAAGTTATATGCTGTATTACCAGTAGTTCCTATTTTTGTTATAGTACTGCCATCGTAAAATACGTTAGCTCCATTATAGTTTCCATCGCTGGTGGCTATATTTGCGGCTGTGGGTATGATATAACTGCCACCGCCACCTCCAGCGTCAGCACGGTTTACGTTACTGAAACTGCCGCCGCCACCTGAGTAACCACCGCCGCCACCGCCGTCAATTGCACCTCCGCCACCTCCGCCACCAAATCCACCAGCACTACTATTTGTAGAATAACTAGGGTTAACTTGGCCGCCAGTGGCACCTTGAAGTAGTCCTGCACCACCACCACCAAAATTACCAGAACCTGCGGTACTGCGAGTACTGGATCCGTTAATACCGTTGAAACCAGTACTATAAAGTCCTCCACCAGCACCACCACTGTATCCAGACGTTGTATTAAGTCCATTACCGTTAACTGTACTAACGCCACCTTGACCGTTGGTACCACCAGGAGCGCCGTTTCCGTTATATCCTAAATTGTAACTATATCCGCCACTTGTTGTAGTAACAGCATTACCACCATAAGCATATTCAATACCACTTTGGTTATACCATCCAGGTCCACCACCTCCACCTGCAATCACAATAGGAATAACAGTATATTGGTTAGCTGATGTAATGCTGGCAGAGGTGTTTAGGGCAACAACGAATGATCCACCTGCGCCACCTTGACAGGAAAATTGTCCTGCATTAACGCTAGGGTAAGTTGATTGTCCAGCAACAATAGCAAGAGTCTGTCCTTGTACTAGTTGCACTGTGGCACGAATTTTGGCCCCAAGTCCAGATCCATAGTATGGGGCAGAATAATAACTTGTTCCACCACCTATTAGGCCAGGACTTGCTCCTGCAGCAGTAATTTGATAATTACCGCTAAATGGCACTGTCCAATATTGTATTCCATTCGAAACACTATACCAATTTGGATTTGTTAACCAAGTATTGCCTACGTTGCTGTAGGTATTTCCAAATAGTTGTGTTGCTGTAGGCCCCGATGATCCAAGTATGTTTCCGGTTTGAAATGTAAAAGTGGTAAATGTATAGAAAGGCTCGCTGGTAAAGGTAATACCAGAACCAATTGAAATTCCTGTGCCTATTGTTGTCATTGAAACACCACGCTCAAAACTGTTATATTGCCTGTATACGTTGTATATCCTGCAGTTGTGCCACCGACCTGGATTGGTATTCCAGCAGTTGGCCCACTAGGATACGGACTGTAATAAACTGTATTTAATGCTGTAACATAGGGTACACCATTTATTGCGAATGTATTATTTTGTGTAGCACTTTGGAATGTCCTATAGTATGGGCCACCAGTAACCCCGATCATAAAATAACTGCCGGCTGGTATTGTAGTCGATGCAGTTGTGGTGCTCGGCACAAATGCTCCGGCTAATCCTGTTGTCGATGCCGAACAAGTGCCAGATCCAATCTGTGCCGGGTTACTGTAAAAATTATTAATACCAGGTATGGCACCAACGGTTATCCACCATGTCCAACTATTACTATCACCTGTGTAAACACTCAAACCTAAGCCATTGGCCTGTGCAGGTATAATGACTGTGCGTTCAGCATAAAATAACTGCCAGCACATTTGATTAGTAGCACTTAACGATGATGACAGATATCCACTACCGTTGCCGGCTATATTAGCAAAAGTACTATCTGTCCACGAAGTTACATTTCCCTGTGTGGGTATTGTGGGATCAGCTATTGTTATAGCCCCACCTATTGTTACGCCAGGACTGATTATCATATTACCAATCTATCCTTAATTGACGCACCCAGTTTTGAGCAGTAGATCCTCCAGTGTATGCCGCTACACCAAAGTAATTTCCGACTGGAGTCCAACTACCAATGTTAACCGATCCTTGATATATTTCATTGAGATATACTTCTAACATACGGTTGCCGTTTTGTATCTTGCGAATCTTTAGGGTTAAGTTATAGAAACTGGTGTAACTGGCGTTCCATAGTGTAACGCCAGATGTTACATAGTTACCGTTACCAATGAATGGGATATTAGTTTGTGTACCGCCAACATAAACTTCAAACTGACTTGCACTACTATAATAATGGTTCATTACCGCAATGCCACCATAAGTGTTGGTATTACCGGGATTACCTGTTATGGCAGCATTAGATCCAAAGTAGATCCATTGTCCATCTGCACCAGTGCCTCCACTAGCAGCAATACTAGCAGTTATAACCATATCATAGTTATAATTGATTGTACTACTGTTCCAGTTAATGTAGCCAGACTGTGAAGTAGTTGCTGTAGTAAGTTTTAATCCGTATGCTTGTGTGCTATCCCAGGTAGCGTTGCCGCCAATGGTGCCACTTGGAGTAAATGAACTTAGTGCCGAAGTGGAGTTGGCTTGCCATGTGTCCCACAAGAAACGTGTCTGTGGTCCACTAGATCCTGTTGATATAACATTACCTGCATAAACGTTTCCACTGTATGTTGCAGTAGTACCAATGCTATTTCCGTATTGGTTGGCAATGATATTACCGGCAGAGATATTACCGCTTGCAACAAATGTATTAGCACTTATTACGTTGGCACCAGTGATGTTGCCATATGTACCGGTAGTTTGGATTGTTACTGCTGTTAAGTTGTTAACACCACTGATGTTACCCATTGAGTTACCTGTAGTAACAAGATATTGTGTATATGTATTACCAGTTGTATAAGAGTTGCCAGTAGATACAACACTACCACCACCATTGGCAGTTAAGTTACCGTTAGTGATAAAGTTACTGAGAGAAATAATAGTGCCAGCAGATATAACACCTGTGTTGGCACCAACTACAACTATACCAGTAGAAGCACCCATGTTCAACGTCGTTGCAGCACCACCAAAGTTAATAGTAGTAGCCGTGGTGTTAACTAATGGGAATGATGTTTGTGTTGTCACAATACCACCAGCACCTTGTACAGTTAATGTACTAGCACTAGTAATACCAACTGAGTTGTATGTAGTAAATCCACTTGCATTCAATTGAGCCCACGAACCCATGGCTTGAACAGTATTAGCAGTTACTGCACCGCTAGTACCAGCAAAGGTAATGCCGCTACTACCAGACATAGTCATCCAGGCAGCACCAGATTGTGTGGCACGATAGTACGCTGCACCATTGGCACCAAAGAACAAGTTGTTCATCAAATAGGTTGTGCCGGTGCTATTGCCCCCACCTGATGTGATTGCAGTTGAGTTGCTGAAAAATATCTGTGCAACGTTACTTTGTAAAGGATATACACTAGGTACAGAAACGTTGCCCACGTTACCAATAAAGACAGCAGTATTAGCCGCCAACATAGAAACTACGTTGGCATTACTATAAGTTGTTCCGCTACCACCCGAACCTGTACCACTAGTGAATACTGTTCCGTTGGCGTAAACAATGTTACCGGTAGTCGGTATAACCAAATTGCCAGTGTTGTCAAATGTCCAACTATAAGATCCGGCTTGTAAGGTTACGTTACTGCTTGAGCCGTAGATGTTACCTATGTTGTTGTAGGTCAATCCAGTCAATGCAACACCATTACCAACAAAGTAATTAGCTGATACATTACCACTGTATGAGGCAGTAGTACCAATGCTATTACCATATTGAGTAGCGATAATATTAGCACCCTGAATATTAGCACTAGCAACGACATTACCAATAACGTTAAGTTGGCTTTGACTAAATGTGGCAGTTGACACCCCACCAATTTGTACTACTGCATTGCCACCACTGCTTGCAATCGCAACACTGCTACCACCATTTACAATGCTTGAGATTGGATTTGCAGTCAAATAAGCAGAAACATTAGTGTTACTGTAAGTTCCACTACCGCCGGTTACAGTTGACAAAATATTAACACCATTCGCAAACAAATAGTTTGGTGATATTATATTTGCTGTAGTAGTAATATTGGCAGTTGTGCTAATGTTTGTTACAAAGTTAGCTAAGTTAGCAACCACATTGGCATTACTATAAGTTGTTCCGCCGCCAGAACTTGACCAAGCAGTGCCATTGGACCAGAATATACCTGTGCTGACTTGTAAACTATTTGCAGATATTACATTAGCACCAGTGATATTACCATACGCACCAGTTGTTGTGATATTGGCTACTGTGTATGTTCCACTAGTAGTCAAGTTACCGGCAGTGATATTGCCAGTTGTATTAATTGTAGCAGAGGTTAAGTATGCGGATACATTAGTATTTGAGTATGTGCCACTTTGTGGATTGGCCACAAGGTATGCTGCTACATTGCTGTTACTGTAAAATGTTTGTGTTGTTAAATATGCAGCTACATTAGTGTTGCTATACGTACCTGCTCCAGAAGAGATACCAGTTAGGATACTTTGTCCATTTGAATAATTGATAGCTCCGCCACTTGGCAATACCAAATTACCAGTACTATCAAAGTAAAAATTATGTGATCCATTGGTTTGTATATAAACAGCGGTACCGTTAATTTGGCCTACACTATTAAGCACCGATGAACTAATTGCAGAGAAAGTAGTTGCCCCAATATAAGCGGCTACGTTAGTGTTACTGTATGTACCAGTTTGTGGGTTTGCAACCAAGTAGGCCGCAACCTGTGTGTTTCCATAACTGCTACTAGTAAAAGGTGTTCCGTTTGCGTAGAAGAATCCAGTGGCCAACACATTACCAGACGTAATATTTCCTACCACTGTGACATTGTTGGCATGCCAAGCATTCTTAGTAGAACCTACTAATTCAAATATACTTGCTCCGCCAGTTTGTCCAACTGTGAATCCGTCTGGGCCAGCAGTGCCCGATCCAACTACTACATCTAAACTTGTAATTGCGGTTGTCTTAGAATAGGCATTAATGCCATAGCCCATTCTCCAGTTAGTGTCACTATTTCTAAAGTCAATCCAACCACTACTAGGTATACCAATATTGCCGGTTGTAATGTTGCCCAATAGATATGCAGCAACTTGAGTATTACTATATGTGCCGCTGATTCCGGTTAAGATACTGACGCCATTGGGATATAGGAAGTTGGGAGCTGTAACGTTGGCAGTGGCATTAAAACTGCTACCATAGAAAATGTTACCAGCAGCTACAATGTTACCTTGTAATACTACGTTACCTCCAGTGCCTGGGCTAATGTTGATATTGTTTGATCCAGGATAAGTGTTGGGTGTAGATAGTGTTAATCCATAAGCACTAGATTGCACTAGTCCGTTTGGACCAACACTAAGATATCCGGTATTAGTTCCACTGGTGTATCCGCCCGTGACTTGGGCGGCACCTAAATATTGAGCAGTTACACTAGTTAATTTGCTACCGTTGCCAATAAAGTAAGTAGCAGTAACGTTACCAATTGTTACATTACCTGCTAGATATCCTGCTACATTGGCATTGGCATAACTACTGGTGCCATAATTTAAGTTGGCGTAGGTGTAAAAACTGCCAATGTTGCTTTGTAAATTAGTAATATTTAAATTAGCAGCAGTAACATTTGAGTTAATACTGTTAATTGATGCAATTACATTTGACCCATTTACGATCAAATTGCCGCCAATATAAACGTTACCAACAATACCCGCACCGCCAGCAACTTGTAGTGCACCACTGGCAGTACCGGTGCTCTGAGTTGTTTGGGCTAAAATTAATCCAACGTTATTTTTAAATCTACCTTGATAGTTATTTGTAGTGCTAAATCCGCCGGTAGTGAATACTATGTCAGCAGTGCCGCTAGTACCCAAAATCAAGTTACCATTGGTGCCGGTTGTGCCCTGTGCGTACAAGTATCCATCTAGGGGATAGTTTAATTCATTACCAGTTCCGTTAACAAATCCCGAACTGTTAATACCCATGTCAATATAGCCAGCACCAGCAGTTCCAGTGTCAGCCGTTGCAACATAGTCGGTACTTGCATTGGCACCATTATTGATATTTTGGTGATTGACTTGAGCGTACCCATTGAAGTTTGTGCTATTTTGTAATACAGTCTGCGGTTGATAGGTATATCCTGATAAGATACCAGCATAGAGTGCCCCAAAGCCAGCAGCGTTACCTTGGAATGTACCAGTTGCAATAGTAATACTATTAACATTACCAACATAATTAATGTTACCACTTACTGTTAAATTACCGGCAGTCAAGTTACCCGTGTATGTTAGCAAGTATGCGGCCACATTGGCATTTGTATATACTTGTGTTTGTAATGTAGCGATCTTGGCATTGGCTGCAACAACATTGGCATTGATGGCGTTGATCGAACTTTGTTGAGTTGCGGCATTGGCCTGCCATGCTACGTTAGCAGCTAGCACATTGGCATTGGTGCTGGTAAGATTGGTCAGTAACGTGCCGATATTGGCTTCGTCGGTTTGTATTGCAGTAGCAATCTGTCCCAAGGTATCCAATATTGCCGGAGCGTTGGCCAGCAAACTGAACTTACTGTCCACATAACCTTTGAGTGCTAGGTTAGCGGTAGTGACATTGGCCACTGTGGCAAAGCTGGTTTGTCCGGCAGGTCCTTGATAAGCAGTACTTTGAATCGAGTTATCGGGAAAAGTCAATTGTCCTTGCCAATCAAAGCTCCAGGTGCGTAACGGATATCCGCCGGAGTTCTTTGACGAAATACGCACCAAGGCATCGTCGGTGTCGAGATTAATGCTTTGATATCCATCAACAAAATTGTTTTGTAGTATAAAGAATTGCCCAATATCCTGAGTGTAATCAATTACAGCGTTACTGTTAACATTGTACGGGAATACCACTTGGCTACTAGCGGTTGGCATGGTCAAATTGCCAGCACCATCAAACGTCCACTGAGCGGAATTGGCAGTGATGTTGACATTGTTGACTAGATTAACTGTATATTGACCGTTGTAACCGTAAACTTGGAATCCGCCAATGCCGGCAGCACCCACATAACCAATCTCGGGACTTAGATCTGCCGGCAAGTACAGTTCAGCAAATTCATTTGTATTGCTTGGTGATATGTATATGCCGGTATTATTGTTAACTGTAGATACCCAGGCATTGAGATTGCCTAGGCCGTCGGGATAGGTGGTTAGAAATAAATTACCGTCACCTAGTGTAATATTGCCAACATTGCCCGATATCAACGATTGAATTGACGCTAGATTACTAGTGATACTGCTTAAATTTGCATTATGTATGTTGGCCAAAATGGCTTCTACGTTGGCCGTGGTCGAACTCAAGCCCTCTACAGTGTTAATGACATTGGCCAACTGTTGCGAGTTCACCAAGGTGGCCATACCGCCCGGGGTAGCACCGTCTTGTAGTCGTAGAGTTTTTTCTCCGGTGTCTACCAGCAGTTCGCCCAGTGGTCCCACATAAGCACTGGCCGCGGCCGTGTTGCCACGCTTCATCAATATGGTTGATATATTAATTATATTGCTCATTTATAGTGTTCCGCCATCTAGTGAGAAGGTGTTGCCGGTTGGCGGCGGGGTGTAGCTGGTGCCGTAATAGGCGGGTAGTACTTCTAGATCCAAGGGAACGCCGTAATTGTCGTCAATGTACACAGGACTTGTTGTATCACTGCTAGTAACCGTAGTACTAAAAGCCAATTTATAAAATCTATTTTCCAAACTGTTTATGGTGTTAGCATCTAGTGTAAAATTGCCCTGTCCCAACTGAATATTGGCCCAAGTCACCGAGTAGCTCTTGATTGTGACTTGGTTTGTAGGATCCTGTATACTGGCAGTAACACTGCTGCCAGTGAGGTCAACACTTTTTTGGTCCTGATTTCGAACTATGACTTGTACAGGATTGTCTATGCCCTGATAAACTTTGATGGGACGTGAGTACACTTGGCGATTCCTTGTAGTAAATATTGTCGGGTCAAAAACTTGAACCTCCGCAGTATTTGGATATAAATATGCTTTGACAGTGATCATTTTTATGGTCTTTAACATATTTAGCGAGAATCGTGGAAGAACATTACAAGCAACTACTAAGCCAATATCCCTATCTCAGCCATATCACTTATGGCGGAAACGATTATATTGGAATCATACAAAATTTTGACGAAGTTATCACTACTTTGTACGACTTTGGCCTACTCAAGGATGCCGAACTAAAGCGAACTTTTCTAACTCTAGGCGAAACTTGGTGGTGGGAGAGCAATAGGCTCATTCCTATCAATGTGTTTTTAAAAAGTGATTGGGCAGTGTTCAAACCGTTTCTACGCACCATGAACAGCAAAGACGTGGAAATAAAAATAGGCCCGTATGTGAGCCTAAAAGAAATGGCGTCAAACCGTAGTAAACGTAAAAGTATTACGCTGGTTCGTAAAGTGGGTTAGTTATATCCCGAACTGATTTGTTCACATATCAAGTTCATGTGAACTGCTACAAGATGTGCGTAACTTATAGCGTGAGCTTTTTTGTAATGATATCCACTGTCTGTATCTGCATCCCACACAGTTTTGGCAACTTCTTGCCAAGTTTGTCCTACCAAATGTCGTTTACCCGGGCGTATCAATGCCATGAACATGGCCATTCGGGGTATGCTATTGACTGCTTCGGGGCACCGGATTAGCAAATTATAGTGTGCACCAATGTGTATAAGTCGACTGCAAAAGTCTGGGTCGTACAGACGATCCCAAGCCGGTTCAATGTTCATCAACTGTAATAGATGTTGTTCGCTCTTTATCTGTGTATATAACGATACATTCAAAAAGTCCAATTTGTTATACCCAAAATCTTCGGCCACCTTGTGATCTATTGTGGCAATTCCGGTAAATGGATCTGTGGGAATATCTGTTACATAAATACCGGTGTTGTGCCGTACCAATTTGCCGTCTCGAACAATGCCGGCTGTGTTGTGCTTTAACAATCGTAGTGCATCGTCCCGATTGGGAAAGTCTATGTCAATGTCACTCTTGAATTTCATTTATGTACTCGAGTATTTGATAAGTATCGAGTCAGTCTTTAATTGTGCTAGTTCTTGTTTTAGTTCTTGATCCATCATAATCCTGCTGCGTTAAGTATTGTCTTGGCCTCTTCGGTATCGGCCATGTAGTCTTGAAATCTACGTTGCCAGTAGTCGGGATTGATCCAGGGCATGACAATGGTCAATTGCGTTTCATTAAGAGTTTCAAGGAATTGAATTCCGCTGTCGCAATTGAATATAACCCATGGACTGATACGGCCAGTAGTAATATGATGACATATCCGGTTAGCATTGCCATATCTAAAGTAATCCGTAAATCCGTTTTTAAGTTCTGTATTGATTTCTGCATATTCGGTCATTTCCTTTAAGGCACGTTCCAGTGCATCACGTGTGTTTTCTCGTTTCAAATACTCCAGCAACCATTCGCCATACAATCGATCACTGCACCAATGGTCCAGTTTCTTGTTGTTTTTTAAAAGCCAATCCGTAAAAGTAATAAAATTAATGCAACGAATGCCGACACAATACCTACCAAACTTAACAAAGGCATTATAATAAGGACTCTTAGCAAAATCCTCGTAAGACTTGAGTTTCGCACTGCCTTGTGAAAATTCGTAAAATCTAAGATACGATTTAAGGCCCCACTGCACTCCTGTTTCATCGCGTTGAGTATGGCGACGCTTGGCTTCACAGAGGTGTGCCAATAGGGTTGTTTCTTTTCTAAAAGGCTTTTCACAATACTTACAGGTGTACATTTTTATTGATATAATCCGCTAGAAACCGATTGATAACTTGATGATGTCCGGGCTCGGGGTGTCGCATATGATCCGGAACAGTCTTGGGCCCGATAAAACTCTTTTCGGACAGGGCAAGTTTAGCAACTCCGTGTTGATGTTGATACCCAATGGCTGCAAATCCAAATCCGTTGACTATGCGTGAACAGGATTGAAATGGAGCCAGTCTTGAATTGCTCAGTGACGAAAAATAACTATCATCGGCCTGTTGATACATTATAACTTCGTGTCCTCGCGATTGCAAACTGTGTACAACCGATAACATATGGTACATTAAATCCTCGGTTCTATCCAAGAGGCTATAAACTTCGGTCAATTGTTTTAGTTCCACAAACTGTCGCGACTTTTCCGGTGTCCAATAATGTTCCCATTTTGCAACAAACTCTTGATTTTGTGGATTGACCCATCTACCTTCAAACTCGTCATCGGGTCTAAGTATGGGTATTTCTGAACGACTAATAAAAGTCATGCCCAAGACATACAGTGTGGGCTCGGCAGCTTGATAACTGTGTTTTAGGGTAGTTCTCAAGATTCTACTGTTGGCACTTCCGCCAATGGCAAGACTCGTGGCTTGATCAATGCCCAAGGCCGAGGCCAGATCACGATGTCCGTTGCCCGAAGCATAGGTTTCGGTATAGCTACATCCGTTTACAACCAAATTACGATAGTTCTTTTTTGATTCGCTCATTGGTCCACCCGTGGTCTAATGCCAATTGTTTTAGTTCGGCCTTGCCATTTATCTCTGCCAACAATTTTATTTCGTCATCTCGGTAGTCGGGATAGATCGTGCGTAAAAACTTTTCGGCTCGGCTATTGCCACCTTCACGTTTTTTGGCAGCAAGCCAAGTGTGGCGTTGTGTTCCCAGTCCGGGACTGACTGTTGTGGCCAACAACCACTGTAGTTTTTTGTGTTGTGCCGGAATAGCAAAAAAGTATCGGTTCAGTGTTTGATTTAGTCTTCTTAGATAATATTCCTGCATTTCGGGATCGCCAGTTACAGTTGCACCCCAGCGTATCATTAAAAATGGCGAAAACTTTTTCTGTTCTTCATCGCTTAAATCGTCAAAAAAGTTTCGATCCTTGGCATCAAAACGTGCCATTTCATATCCAATGTTTAATTTATCTACCATGATCTTTCTTTAAGTTATAGTATACTATAGCACGTTCTAACAGTTCTTGCAAGCCTTCGTCCTTCAATGCCATTCTACGGATCTCGCCCCACATTGCTTGTTCTTGTATTTGCTCGTGCAGTGATCTACCATCACTTGTTATATCCGAATATAACTCACGTTGGCTGGTACCAGGCAAGCGTCGATATACGGTCTTGCCTTTGTCCGGGCTTTCAAATATATCACTCATGCTACCAAACTTTACTGTAATCAATGACCTCGCTTTGTCTGCTGAGATCCTTGATAAAATAAGCACACAATGGCTCGGGCCCATCATGTAACGGAACTGCCAATAGTTGTCCACTCTTTAGTTTGGGAAAATACCATTTGACATCTTGATATATATCCACAATTTCCACAGTGTGGAATTCGGGCCTAAAACTTGTAAGTGGATTAAAACAAAATACATTGAATCCGCGATCATTTATACTGGTCAACGGTACAACTTCTAGATCGCCAAAGTCGGGTTCGCCTATTAGCAATTGCCAACCCACTGGCATACGTACTGTATGCGGGCCTATACGCAGTACCAAGGCCGGACTGTTGAAACTTTCTAAAAATATTAACGGGATATAAAAGTAGTCGGGTTCTCGAGGATTACTGTTGTCTAATACGCAGAAACGTATTTCGTCAATTTCATCGGGTACCTGATTCATTTCATAAGCGGTGTTGTCAAGTGTTAGTATTCTCATTTATTAATTTTTCTGCTTCGGGCGTCAGTATATACCTGCCATGGTCTCGGTCCTGAAACCCGGCGATAACTTCGGCATGCAAGGGAAACTGCGCTAAGTCTAGTGCTTCCTGTGCAAAGTATTCTACATTATAGTTGAAAGTGCTGGCAAAGTAAACCTTTGCGATAGAATTCGTCACTTGTACTGTTTGATTTACAAACTTGTGATGTATGTGTCCGTAGTCGCCATCTTCATAGTGTGTCAGTATCAGGTCCGGGGCAAATTGTTTTATAGCAAGCGAGATACTAGCCGCAGCATCCAATACTCGCCAGGTCTTTAGCTCGCCAGCTAATTGATCTGCGTAATCGTCTTGAAATCCTAGAAAATCTGTTGTGGTATTTCGCCGATCCCAATAAGCTCGCATTTCCCGGGCACGTGGATCTCGGTCGGTATAAGTTAGGTATACAATATGCCAATGCCATGCAGGAAAATTGTCAACGAAAGGCCTAGCAAATATAACACAATCGTCGGGATGTGCTACAACGCAGAGTGCTCTTACAGGTGCCATACTTCTTTGATCAGCCGGTAATAAACATCGGCTAGATAAACTTGCCCTTCGGGAAGTGTATGGTATCCGGGATCTTTCATCTTGTCGGGCAATTCCCACTCAACACTGGCATACGCAGGAGTTTGTCGAAAGTCCATGGTCAAATAGTGATCGGGCAATATCGAGGGAAATGCCTCACGTACATCATGACTGTTCCAAATAGTATTGGCAACCAGCAGGAACGGAATACCTGCATAAAACAGTTGCATAATGCCGTCACGTATTATCCATTTGTCTTGTTGCAGTTTCCACTGGCTATCATACATGTGATTGATATATTGTTTGACTGCTGCCTGTGTTGCCTTGTCTATTTTGCCACTGCGATAGGGATGATCATAGCCTTCAACCAAGCTAAAAATAGTTTCCGAAATCATTCTATAATTGTTATTGCCATAATTTACATTATCTATACCAGCGGCAGGATCGTATCCAATACCGTGATTCTTTTGCAGATGCTTTTGCAAGTCACTGGCCCAGCCTTTGTTTTCGTTCGCTGGAGCCACATAGGGTGCTGCTCCTGCAGGTATTTCTATACGATCATGAAAGGTAGGGCCTATAATTGCAAATGCGGGACGTTGGCGAATCACTTCGTCTATTTGTACACGTATTCCACCGTTACTGCATCCTTGACGTGCAAGTATTTCTACATCCCAACCCAGCTTTTTGGCCAACACTTCGCCAAAGGCTGTTCCCGGCAATTCCTTGCTTGGTGCGGAGAAACTGTCGCCACATACAATTAATTTGTTTACTGCCATTCTACCTTCTCTATGTTTTTATTTTACAAAATTTAACATGCCTGTATGTTACTGTTTTTAAAAAACAATGCGGGCATTCATCTATACGTGTCTGGGAGCCTTTTGGGCCTCTCATACTTTTGCTCATCTTTATTTTTGTTTCTTCGTTGTGTTGTTTGCCGGTCATTCCGGATTTATGCCCTTTTTTCCCCTCGCTGACTTTTTTACAAAAGTCAGCTGACATTTTTCTACCTTTTATAGTCAGTGATCGTTTTCTGTTAGATTCTTCCGAATGTACAATTCCTGTAATGCCTTTATTCCAAGGAATTTGACCTTTGCGCTTATCTGACATTTTTTTTCTAGTAGACTCAGAGTGCTTTTTGCCGGTCCTTGCCTCGGAGATCGTTTCTCTAATCTTTTTATATTCCCACGACGTAAATATTCTTTTTTGGCCAGGTGCAGTCTGAATAAATTTTCCTACAGCAAATTTCATTAAATTATTATGGTACCCAGTTGTCATCTTAACTAATAATAAATGACAGACAAAATGTTCTCTTGCTGTTAATTTTACTATATTATCAGAATTGTCACTACCATTTAGACTACGAGGAATAATATGATGTTTTTCATTGTACCCTTGGGGTTCTCTCGTTAATGCCTTACTAATGATTGCATTGTACCATTTAGTATATTTGTTACCTAAAAATTCTATTGCCATTCAACTTTCTCCAGAGAATAATTATATTTAGCTTCTGTGTAAAACTTTTTCCTCTGTGTCAAATGTCTTTTTGCAAACTTACAGGTTGATGTAATGTCCCAAATCTCTACGTGGTCTTTGTCTTCTGCTTTTCGTATACCTCGTCCAATGCTTTGTATAACCCTAACAAAGCTCTTTCCGGGTTCCACCAAAACCAGATTAAAAATACGAGGGATATTAATACCCACTGCGGCCACACCGTAAGTCGCCACAATAATCTTCCCAGTAGCACTCGCCACTGCATCGTACTCTGCTTGTCGTGTTGTTCCTTTAGTTGCTCCACTTACAAATACCGCCTTATCACCTAAATATTCTGTTAATAATTTACCTGTTGCTACTCGATCTACCAGTACCAAGGTATTGCCTGTGTCGTTGACCCGGAGAATCAAATTTCTCATATAGGTCAACCTTCCTGTGGTCTCTAACAGGTATTTTAATTCCTGTTGGTATTCTTTATACTCAACGTGATCAATTAACTGTACAATGTTAACATGACAATTGGCAAGGTGTCCTGCTTCTTGAAGATCACTAGCACTGAGTTTTCCAACTACCGGTCCTAGACTACATAGTATACTTATCTTCGCGTGATCCTCCTTGGGAATTGTTCCAGTAAGTCCCCAGCGAATTGGTACGTGTGCAAATACTGTGGTTAATAAAGTTTTAAGTGCATCTGCTTTGGCCATGTGTACTTCATCAACCATGACACAAACAACGCCCTCAATAAAGTCTCCGATCTCGACTTCGGCTTCACCGCTCTTGGTCATCTTCATCATGTTGTTCAGACTTTGCCATGTACATATGGTGTGTGTTCGGTCGTATTCTTTTCTATCACCAAAGTACACGCCCACGTCCAAGCCTAGATTGATGTAGTCGGCTTCGGTTTGTGTTACCAGACTCTTGTTGGGCACAATAACAATACTGCGACCATATTTTTCTACGCTTCGACTCAAGGCCGCTGTCATAATTGTTTTACCAGCACCTGTAGCCACTTCTTGCACACTTTGCCGATTTTGCAAAAATCTGTTCAAGATCTCGGGTTGATAATCTCTTAGATATATTGGTTCGCCTTCTCGGGGATGCCCTTTAGGCCAATTCTTATCACTAAATGTATCTTCGGTTATAGGGTCAAATTCAAATACTGTGCTATAGTCGCGTTGATCTTCTAGTTCAACATCGTAGTTTAAATTCTCAAGATGTTCAAGTATTTCGGGCAACAAATTGATATAGGTGCTACCGCCTAGCTGAAAGAAACTGACTTTGCCGTCCCAACGTCCTAGTCTAACTGCAGGTTGATAACGTGCGCCGGGGACTTCGTACTTGAATTTATCCACTAGTCGCTTGCGTACACTGACATCGAGTCCTTCTAGTTTGACATTGACTTCATCTCGAATAATTAGTTTAGCTTGCATTTATTTTAATTTTATGTACATAGTCATGAGGTATCAATGATATACTATTAACTTTTTCAAATCGATTGATTGAAAGCGGTATAAATTCTCTTTGCCAATAATCACTATAAATTTGTCCATCAAAATGCCAATTTATTTCTAGCCATTTATTAGTTTTATCTTTTGGTAAATGAACAATATTATCGGTTACTGTATTACTTTTAAAATTGTACTCGATTGCATTTGTAGTAGTTATAGTTTTATGCTTGTGTTCTGGATAAGATTCAAATAGTTTTAGAGGCCTATAAATCGTAAAATCTAAATAGATATCATCAAACAACTTGTTTAAGTTTGGGTCGTATCCCCAATTTATATAG